TGGCGGATCGCTGGCGGAAGACATTGAATCGATTCGAAAGTTTGCTCCGAAAGCATTGCAAGTTCAAGAAAGAGCAGTCACGAAACGAGACTATGAGACTCTGCTTCGTGCTAGATTCCCGAATATTCAGGCGATTAGTGTATATGGTGGTGATGAAATAGTACCACCTCAGTTTGGTAAGGTAGTGATATCTGTAGATGTTGTTGGTGGTGAAGGTGCGGCTGACTACGAGATTGCTAACTTTAAGGCATACTTACGAGATAAGACTCCTTTAACGATTGAGCCTGTGTTTGTCACAGCGAAGTTCTTGTATGTGAATCAGGTTGTACGAGTTGTTTATGATCCTAACTTAACAGATAAGAGTGCGGCTCAGATACAGAATGAGGTGAATGCCAGTATACTGGCATATAACAATGAGAATCTAAATGCGTTCAATACTCCGTTGAGACAATCACGCCTAACTGCTTATCTAGATAATCTTGATGTTTCAATTCTATCGACTGATGTTGTAAGTAGGCCTATCATTGAATACGTTCCAATTCTGAACTTTGCGACTAGTCCGTCTTTCTCTTTTGAGGCGCAACTAGTACAGCCATATTCGTTTGATGCTACATTAGGATTCTCGTCATTCAAGCCTGCTGTAGAGTCTACTAAGTTTACTGTTGAAGGTGCGTTAGTATCAGCGATGGATGATGGGCAAGGCAACATTATGCTTGTAACTGCTGAAGCAGATATTCAAAGTGTATTCAAGCCTTCAATTGGTACAATTGATTATAGCACAGGTGCGATAAGATTGTCAAATCTAAGTGTTGAGTCATTCCAAAGTAAAGCAATTAAGTTTACTGCGAACACAGTAAATAAAGACATTAAGCCACCTAAAGATCGTATTCTGATCATTAGAGGTGAAGATGTGACCGTAACTGCTCAACCAATCGAATAGAGAAATAATTAATGCCTACAGATATAAGAGATGCTATATACTCAGGAATTGCTAGACAGTTTCCTGCGATCTATCAAGAAGATGGGGATTTTCTTGTATCGTTTGTAGAGGCATACTATCAACATCTTGATGAAAAGATGGACCGTAATCTTCCTAAGCTACGAGATATTGATACAACACTATCGACTTTTTTACTCTACTATAAGAAAAAGTTTCTTGCTGATTTACCTATCGATACATCTCTTGATACACGATACATCATTAAACATATCCAAGATATGTACAGCAGAAAGGGTACACAAGAAAGTCTTGAGTTGTTGTTCCGTATGTTCTTTGACGAAGACATTGAAATATTCTATCCTAGCACCTCTATATTAAGACCTTCTGATTCTATCTGGGGTGGTGATGCATATCTTGAGATGAAGCCTATATATCAAGTAGATGATTATGCTGTTCAAAAGGGTCAGAGAATCAAGGGTGATGTTTCTCTTGCTACTGCATTTGTTGATGAGGTGATCTTTGTAAACTTTACAGGTGCATTAATTCCTCTCGTATATCTTTCTAACGTATCAGGCACTTTTAGTTCTGATGATGGAATACTAGTTATCACGACTGACGAAGAAACGGGTCTAGATGTTGTTACTAACGTAGGAAGACTGATTCATGGGTCAGTTGACAGTGTTATAGTAGACACCTTTAAGAGTAGACTTCCTGAGCAGAAAGTTGGCGACAGTGTTAAGTTTGTATCGAGTCTTAGTGGAGTCGAGTCTAGAGGAAGAGTTCTAGAAGTTTCTGATACTCCTACTGGTGTGGTAGACTTCTCTATTGTTGATGGTGGATTTGGCTATGTCGATCCAAGTTCTGTAACACTAACAGCAAAAAATGATATTGGTGTGAGTAACCAAGTTATGGTACTCAACGGCATGACGAAGCTAGACATTCAAATTGGTGATGTGATCATCGCTAACGGTAAACAGTTAACCTACTCCGGATCTGATGAAACTGGTGCCACACCTTATTCGATTACTGGATCTGCAAAAGTAATCGAGTATAGACACCCTCTATTGTTCTTGTATAGTGATGATTATGAAACAGTCCGAGACTATTTGAATCGTCAGGCTATACCAACATCAGGAAGTGATGCAGGCGTACTCACTAATGTGTTTCTTCAGACTATGAAGAATGCCGCAGAGAGACAACACTATGATGGTCAAGTATTACCTGGCTTCTTCGAAGCTCCTCGCTATTTGTCTGACACATACTTGAAGGAATACAAGTCACTATCTCTACCTAATCCGACTTTAGGCAACTGGCCAAAGAGCGCATCGAGTTCTAATAATGAATCTTTTGGACACTGGATAGCTGGTGATACCGAAGGCTATGGTGTTGGCGGAAATGTTAGCCCTAGTGGAGATGTTACTGGGTTAGGAGCAGATAGCAGGCAAGTCGCTCAAGAATATATAGATGTTTTGAATGTATCTGGTGCATTTCCTACTGCTGATCCTTCTCTTCTCGAATCAGTTCGACCTGATGTGATGTCCGCTGGTATGGCAACTGCTTGGACATTTTACCTGAAAAGCGCACTTCTAGCTTTAAGTAAAGTAGGCATATATCCTCAGATGACAGTCTCAAGACCTAAGCAAAATCCAGTTGCTCTTGAGTATACTTTCTTAGAATATGGTGAAGACTACCTAGTCTGGGACAGTGGTACCGATTCTACCGCTACTGGGGCTGGTATATGGAGTCTTATAACTGGCGGAGCAACTCAGACTCTAGTAGAGGGAGATATCATCACGATTACTTATTCTGCTCATCAGCAAGGCAGTGATGTGGGATATCTGATATCCAATACTAATTGGAGCAATTTCGTAAGATTTGTTCCTAGGGCAGGTAGAACAGACGAAGAACTTCAAGAATTACATTTAAATAGATTCCGTTTTTTGCATCCTCAAATGGCTGACAGTGGATATCCTAATAGAATAAATGATGCTTCTGGAGAAGCTACTAGTTATCCATCAGAAGTTAATGCTCCATTCTTTTCACTTGAGAGGTTTAGAGGCGACTTGCACCTACAGCAAGCCTCAGTAGAGACCGATGTTAAGTTACCTGTAAACTTTCAATCATTCGGGGAAATAAATCGTAGTGCTGAATTTGAGATAGGGGCTTTAACTAACATAGAGACTGTATCTCTTATTCCAGACCTTATTGAAGATTATGCAAATATCAAACTAGACATACCTGCTGGTGAACCCGGTGGCGCAAGTAACATAGACGATGATGATTACGGAATGTCTGGCCCAAATAATGAAAACTACAACACAAAACTTAAAAATGCGTTTAGTCCTATTACACTCAAAATAGGAACAATATCAGATTTGACTGTATTAAATCCTGGGCTTGATTATCAAAATGATGTTGCGATAGCTATTGAACATCTCACAGTGACTAAGTTCAATAAGCGAGATGTCATAATGAATTTTGATACCGTCAACCTGGATATTAGTCTCGGAGATCTAGTCACACAGTATATTCAGATTCCTGATCTACAGATAAATCAGTCAGGCAACTATATACACAATACGTCAAGTGATGGCGTAACACCCATTATCGAAACAATGGGATGCATATCAACTGGCTCAAGTTATGAAAATAGTAGTACAGTTTTCGACCTTACTACAGGAGATACAAAAGAATATACTGTCAAGGCAAAATTTCTAAAAAGAGAAGGAAACGACTTCTTCTTTAGACCTCTATCATTCTATGGCTTTGAAGGTAACACCAGCTTAGTTAGAGTATTACCTAACCAGGAATATAAGATTGTAGATTTAGGAAACACGCCGTCTGAAACATGGACAGCAATAGGTGCTTCCGATACTCCTCAAGAAGGAGAGATATTCGTGTCTAAAGCTAAGCCAGTGTTGGATGCACAGATAGGAGCAGGAGATACGGGTATCGTTTGTATTCCTGTATTAATAGGATCAACTAAAAAAGCAATTACTAAACTAGCTGATGATCCAAACTCTCCTCAAATGGGCGCAAATGCAGAGATACAAGGAAAAGCATCTTATCAAATTGGACAGATTTCACGATTAGGAGTAACTAAAACTGGATACACATATACAGATCGTGAGTTAGTTGATGTCATTAATGATGAGCCTACATCGCCAAACTATAATAAAGTTGTCGCTAATGCAAACCTTCGTGTTCAAGGTCAAGGCAAAACAGAAGGTAAGTGGAGTTCTAAAACATCTTTCTTGAGCGAGTCCACTAAGAGTTTACATGATAATGATTATTTTCAAGAGTATTCCTATGAGGTGTCTTCGATTGTATCACCAAGTAGATATGAGCCATTAATAAAAGAAACTGTTGGTGTAGCAGGAACAAAACTTTTTAGTAAGCCTCTTGTCAATAGTGTTAACGATCTAGACGGAGATTTGAATTTAGAGATATCATCTTTCAATATTCAAGGCACGCAGTTGGCTTCGTCTAGACAGATATCTTTGAGTTCGATAGAACAAGGCACAAAGTATAGAATAACGGATTTAGGAACCACCCCTTTCGCTTCTTGGAGTAGTTTAGGCGCATCGGTAAACGAAGATAATACCACTGTAGGCGGTAATAACCTAGAGGTTGGCCAACCATATAGGATACTAGATATGGGTGATGCTACTTGGGAAAAGGTACAATACTTAGATTCCTCTACTCGAACGGATTGGTTTTTCTTCTGGACTTACTTTGGATTTAACTTCTTTGTTGATTTTGATGGAGACGGCACAGTACGTGGCAGTGAACTGTTAGATGCGGCGAAAATGGTTGCAGGCTTGCAGGACATGGATCCTAGACTTGAACAGAAGTTACTAGCAGTCAGTGAGGGACAATTGACAGATAGCGCATATACTGGGTCTTCGGTAGGCCTTAGAACACCCTTGGATGCTCCTAGTATTGTCAACTCTGTAGTATTTTCTAAACAATCATTAAATGTGGGTCAAGAGTTCATCGCAACCAGAAATGGTATTGGTACTGATGCTACTGGTGGTGGCAAAGTCTCATACTCTGATTCAATATTTGTTACTCCGTATTACAAGAACGATCTAAGCGAGAGAGGAGATCACACTTGGGGATCATTTACTCCTCCTCAGACGTATCTAGATCAAAGTACTCCTATTCAATTAGAGCATAACGATCTTCTCGATGATCCAGGTATAACTAACTACACACATGACGATGCTAGAACAATCAGATTTTCCGATATGGAAACAGGCGCTAGTTCCCCCGCAAGATTTTGGAGAATCAAATCCTTTCCTGTGACGGGCAACGGCTCTACTGACGGGCATAATGAGTATTTGTCTGCTCCTAATACTGCTGTTGCTAATCGTCATATAAAATCTTGGAATCCAGAAGATATGTCAGCAGAGTCTGATCTACAGAAAGACTATTTGCAAGGACTCTGGCAGACATACTTTATCACTGGTCTAGAAAGGGCGACAGGTAAAAAAATAGGCACTAGAGATGATGCTCCGACTTATCCTAATATAGGGACTACTTTATTACAGTCTTATGGAACCGGCTTTATAGTAGAATCGACTGATGTAGTTGTGTCATTATCGGAGTATCCAAATACGATAACTAGTTCGTCTGGATGGTCTATAGGTAGATTAGAACTAGTGGATGTTACAGACAACACAATTATGTTACAGCCAGATACTATGGTTGGAGAAGATGGCTATACGATTACTACATCGTCAAACCACTATATGCCTAATGACACACTACTAGAGTATAGAATGCATACATCAAATGGTTCTAGCGGTAATCTAGAAGAGGAGTATGTGTCTACTGAATTTTCTCCGGGAACATTTACTATTAGTGAAAGAGATATACAGCCTCATTACTATTATGCTGTTAATGTTACAGAGAATACTTTTCAATTATCAAAAACGCCTATGATGTTAGACCTTTATGTAGACGATCCACAACATGATCCTATCGATCTGTCTACGATGACAAGTGGAACAAAAGGATTACATCTACTATCAAAGGTTACTGGCATATATGTAGACGACTCTATCTTGATAGGAATACAGGAGCAATAGAATATGGCAACACTAAGAATTACTTCAGACGGTGATCCGTATCCAGTAAAAGCTGGTACAAACTTTGTTAATGACGGAGTACAGCAAAGACTGTTTCCTAATGGCGCTATTTTCGATCAAGTTCATGATTTTTCCTTCGTGTATAGAGCGGGAAGTAATACTAAAGATCCCCAGATAGCCAGTACAAGTATTCCTATAGGTATTACCATAAATGGTGTTACTATAATGACTGCAGGATCTAAAGTTAGAACTCTAGAAGTCAATCCCAATAGTGCTCCTAGTGGATTCACCTGGAACGAAGTTGCTGTTCCTGAAGATTTTGTCGTTGATGCCTGTGGTGGAAGACCAGACTCTGACGGACAATATACATATAGAAGTGGTGCATTCTATAGTTATGGAATGATGTATGAAGATTTGTTTTTAGAATCTTCTCCCTACCTCAACGTAGCGCCTCATTTATATTTTGGTAATGATCGTATGAGATACGGCTCTAGCTACCAGGCAGATGGTGGTGGTGATACATACACAGCAGGCCATTCTAAAATTGTAGGGTATGCTTTTGACGGCTATCCTATATATGGACCTTATGGATTTTCTGATCCGCTTGATCTTAATAGTCCAGTAATTAGAATGAGAAGTTCATACGACTTGCATGATGTGCCTCTACAAGGAAGAAATTTTGATTATACTGAAGTTACTGCTGGGTCGTTTGTTGAAGATTACTTCTATAACGAGTTTTCAGTAGAAGGCACACTTGACGAATTTAATGGAAGATATTGCTATACGCCAGATTATCCTACTGGCACATATGCATACTTCTTAACATTTGAGGATAGCGAGTTACAGATTCCAGAGTATCCATATATAATAGGACCAAGCACTAGAGAACAGCGTACAGCTTAACAATAACGGAAACGATAATGGCAAAAATTATAACAGAAAATTTTAAAGTTGAGACGACTAATGAGTTGTTCAATTCATTCAAAAATCAGAATGGGCTTCTCGGAGCTCAGTTTGAGACTGAATTGACCACGCTTAATAACGGTACACTGAGTAATGTTTTAAGTGTATCAAACATTAGCGAGATTACAACTCTTGTTTCTAATCAACTCCAGTCTCTTAGACCCGAAGCAGAATACTATATAATGGCTTCTAGGGCTTTGTCTAGCGTAGAAAATGTTCCTAGTATTAAGAATACGCAGAAAGATAAAAGAGACTTTCAGCGAAAAGTTATATTTGGTAACAAGGTAGATAACGATAGCGCAAGATATATGTTCTATGAAAATACTTGGATACCAGGTACAATATACGATGCTTATGATGACACTAAGGACATAGAGTCTTCAAATACTATCATCAGTATTAGAAATGCAGATGACGACTATTTGATATTTAAGTGTATAGAGAACAATAACAATAGTCCATCGACAAGTAGTCCTCAAGCAGTTATAGCAGAATTGGCATCTTCGGGATATCAGTCAGTCGAAACTAGCGACAAATACATCTGGCACTATATGTTCACTGTTGTCGCCTCTGAAGCAAATATCTATAAGACTTCTAATAGCTTGCCTTTGCCTTCTGAGGGCGGTGATAGGAATGTGATCGCAAACGCAAAAGAATGTATTTCACAAATAATTGTAGAGTCTACTCCTACAAACCACTTTAATCAATTCGTATTTGACCTTGGATCAAATAGTTCTTTCGTCTCTAGAATAGATCAAAGAGAAACAGTTGTAGGAACAGGTATTAGGGAAATTGATTTAAGGATTGCTAATAATCAGGTAATATCTAACATAAGCGGATTCTATAAAAATATGTATTTGAGGGCGTCAGAGGGTCCATTAGCTGGAAAACTTTTCGAGGTATTAGACTCTGAATCAGATCAAGGAACTTCGAGAATTACAGTTTTTGTAAACTCCTATAACGATTTGCCTGCTAAGTGTGAGTTGGTACCCAAGGTTCTAGTCAGTAATCCTTCACTAGGAGGAACCACAGCTAAGGCATACGGCATAGTAAACACATTTGGAACTCTCACTAGAGTTGCATACGAAACCAAAGGAACTAAATATAAGTTTGCGACAGCTTCAGCAATTAATCCAACGGGGCTTTCTGATGATAGTCCTACGACTCTTCGTGCTGTAGTTTCTCCTTCTGGCGGTCATGGCTCTAATCCCGCAAATGAATTGGCGATGAGTCGATTATGTATTGTGACGAACTTTTCTGGAGAGTCTGCAACGATACCAAGCACTAATTACTACACACAAGTTGGATTAGTTAAAAATCCTAAGTTCGAGACACGCACTGGAACTGGGCCATATGCGACCAGCGATGTGCCTCCCGCAAGCTTTGATAATAGGACTAGCTTTATAGTCTCTGATGATCAAAGAAGTCAAATTGCTCAAGGCAATTTCATTGAGCAATTTGTGGAAAGTGTTTCCGTCACGCAAAAGATACCCGGCAATAAGTATGTGATTACTGAACTAGGAAATCTTAATACTAGTGAATGGGAAAGCATGATGGGTGTTAATCTAAGCACAGATGTGGTAAATGGTAATGTACAGCCTGGAGTAGTGTTTACGGCAAATAGTAGCAATGTCGATAATTCTAAAACTGGAGTAATATCTACTGTTGTTTCCGGCTTAGACTTAGATAAAGATATAGAGGCTGTCAAGGGAACTGTCCACGAAGTTGTGTATGATTCGTCAACAAATACTACTAGGATTTATGTAGTGGACAACAGTTCTGATCACAGAAGCAATTTTTTACCTGGAAAAATAATAGTTAAAAATAGTGCTGAAGCGCAAAGCGGTAATACATTAACTATAAATAATTTTAGCGAGATAGTTTACGGATCATATGTTCCGTATAGCGGAGACCTTCTGCATTACATAGATTTTTCTCCCATTGAGAGAAAAGAAATCACAAAAGAGAAGATTAAGTTCTTATTTGACTTTTAAGGAAAGAGAATATAGCCCATGGGTATTAACACAGATTTAAATGTAGATCCGTACTACGATGATTTTGATGAGTCTAAGCAGTTTAATAAGGTTCTGTTCAAGCCAGCGAAGGCTGTTCAAGCACGAGAATTGACTCAGCTTCAAACCATTCTACAGAAACAGGTAGAACGATTCGGTTCGAACATATACAAAGAAGGAACGATTATAAGTGGTATCAACTTAACCGCTCGTGACGATTTGTTTTATGTTAAGTTGAACGATAAAGCTGGATTTTCTAATCCTGCTATCTACGACCAGTCTACTGATGACAGTGGAGTCACTACTACATTCGTAGCTAGAGGCACTAAGTCTAATCTAGAAGCAGAAATTATCAAAGGTCAAAACGGATTTCAAACTCAAGATCCAGATTTAAAAACTTTTTTCATAAAATATAGAAACACTTCTCAAGATAACCAGACTGATGTTAAAGGATTCTTACAGGGTGAAGCCTTAGAGATTTTAGATTCTAACTCTAACGTAGTTCAAACAGTTACGGTCGCAACTGTGGCAGAACATGAGGGCAGGTCATTCGGCGTTTCATGTGATGAAGGTGTTATCTATCAGAAAGGACACTTCATCTTTGTAGACAACCAATTTGTTATAGTATCAAAATATAGTTCTACTCCAGGAACAGTGTCTGTAGGATTTACAGTCAAAGAAAATCTTATAGACTCAGATAACGATAGTACACTTCTAGATAATGCATCCGGATTCAATAACGAAAATGCCCCAGGCGCAGACAGGCTTCAGCTTGTGCCCACTCTAGTTTCATATTCTACGGCTACAGAACCTACAGAGTTCTTTGCATTGATTAGATATGTTAATGGTAAGCCAGTGAGAATTAGAGACAGAACAGAGTTCAATGTCTTGGGTAATGAATTAGCCAGAAGAACATACGAAGAATCTGGTAACTATGTAACGAACGGACTGAAAGTTACTCTTGAAAGAGAAAACGATACTGCCTTTGCTGTTGTTTCTCCTGGTAAAGCCTTTGTTTACGGTAAAGAAGTTACTACAGTATCTCCAAAGAAGCTTCCCATATCTCCAGTAGCCGTGACCCAGAGTAAACCCGGACAAAGAACGGGTATCGATTATGGTCAGTATTATATGTATAATAGTACGGTTTCAAACCGTCTGTTAGACTTTTTGATAAACGGAGGGTCGAATGCTAGATATACGCTATATTACGGTACGACTCCAGTAGGTAAATGTTCTATTGCCAATATAGTTCACGATGCTGAGAGTGCGACTACGCCGGGCAGGATATATGTATATGCCATTACAAAATTGGATGGTCATATAGGAACTCCTATCAATAGAATAGGTCTTGCGGACAATCCTGGCGGAGCTGTGACTCTGTTGAAAAAACAGGCTAACGGCGATCTTAGCTCTACCGGTGCTACCGACAGTGCTTACTTATTTAACTCGAATAAAGGGTGTATGGTATTCGATACGGGTAAGAGTAGTATGGACTCTATTTCTAATATTAAAGTCACTAGAAGAATTAGACTTAGTGGCATTTCTTCATCTACCGTAACATTAAATACGAGCGATGGGTTTCCTCTAAACAATCAACTAGTGGGTGTTTCGTCTAATAATACAATAATCAACATTACTAGCGCAACTTATGATGCTGAAGGTACAGGAAATGTATCTGTGGCTGCGGCAGGTAATATAGACACGCTATATTACAACAGGGTTGATGACTTAACTGAAGATGGCCTTGCTCTAGAAACTGGATATATTAGAGTAGTATTCTCAAACGGCAAGGCATTATTGGGAGTAGCCAATGCTCTGCAACTTCTACAAGTCAAAGATAAATTCGGAAGGGAGGCAAATAATCCTACTGATATTACCTCTAAGTTTAGAATTGTTAATAACCAGAAAGACGGATTCTACGATCTTTCGTATCTTGAGTTGAAGAGCGGAGAATCTTTAGATAATAACGACTTACTAATTAAGTTTAAGTATCTGAGTAGAAGCAGTTCTATTGGTGGCGGATTTTTAACTAGTGATAGTTACTCCCACGAATCATTGACAGATAATCTAAACCTAATACAAACATATGTAGATAAGTCTGCGAAAGAGCATAATCTACTGAACTCTTTCGACTTTAGGCCCTATGCACAAAAACTAGTAACTCCTAGTAGAAACACTAACGCTCCCCTAGTGATTGAAACTGATCTACAGATTGAGCCTAGAGCGGTAGTACCCTCTGCAGGATCATCAATCTCTTCAGACCAAACATATTATATGTCTAGAGTAGACAGCGTAGTTCTTGACGAGTATGCTAATCTAACTCTAGTTAAAGGCGGAGAAAGTGAAAATCCAAGTGTTCCTAGAACTGAAGGACTATATTCTATTGCAAATGTTAGAATACCAGGAAACACTACTAACATTCTAGGCACAGACAAGATTAGCGTAAGATCAGTTGCAACTAAAACTTACAAGATGGAAGACATCGGAAGAATTGAGCAGAGAATCGATTCTCTAGTTGACATAGTATCTCTCAGTATGCTAGAACAACAAACACAGAATTTATTGATTACTGGCGCTGACGGCGCAAATAGATTCAAGAATGGAATACTTGCAGACTCTCTAAGAGATTTGAATTTGGCTGAGATTACTGATCCAGAGTTCAGAGCTACATTAGATAGAGGCAGAACTGTAGTCACTCCTTCTGTAACTCAGTTTCCTATAGACCTTAAAGCTGAATCTGGTAATGGTGCTCAACTTTCTTTTCCAGATGTGGCAACTATTGCCAAAACAGAATCTAGCGTAGAAGTTATTAATCAGCCTTATGCCACTACATTCAGAAACTGTGTATCTAACTTTTATGATTATAAAGGTAAGGCAGTAATTGATCCTCCGTTTGATTCTGGATACGATGTAATTAAGAACCCAGAGATTAATATTGAATTAGATATTGCTGGACCTATGTTAAGTTTGCTTGAGACTGTTCAAGAGATCGTTCCCCTTACTAGCGAAGAAGTTTTATCAGAAGAAAGAGTAGGCACCACTAGACCTAGGCGTAGAGTGGTTATGGGTCAGTTTGAGCAAACCATAGCACAGTCTAGTATCACTAGTTCCGGTAATGAAATTAATCAGGCAATAGGTAACTTTGTTACAGACGTAAACATGAAGCCTTATCTCAGAAGAAAGACTGTCAAGGTTCTGATTACTGGTTTAAGACCTAACACTCGACACTACTTCTTTTTCGATGAGAAGTCAGTTGACGTTCATGTCGCTCCTGGACCAGTAATTGAATTTGGTATCGCAGATAGTTCAAGCCTAGATGTTAAAAATGTCTCAGCAGGTAACTGGCACTCTTCGGTAGATGGACACGGTAAAGGTTCTCAAGTGAGAAGTGATGCAAACGGAACACTATCAGCAGTGTTCGTAATACCTGCAGGAACTTTCTTCGTAGGAGAGAATGTCTTAGAAGTTGTTGATGTTGATCAATATGCTAGTATCGACTCTGCTTCTACTTCATACGCTAGAGCAACTTATAGAGGCTATAACTTCGCAATAAACAAAAGCGATGTGAATATGACCACTAGAAGCATAAACTTTGATACTAAAGTGGACATTGTAACTAGAGAAATTGAACGACAAGTAGGCGATCCAATTGCACAGACGTTTAAGATAAAAGGTTCTATTACAGATGACGCAAATGTCGCCTTAGTTAGTGACATTGATGTATACTTCAAGCAGAAGAGTTCTAATGTAGGTGTAACTTTACAGATACGAGAAGTTCAAAATGGATATCCGTCTAAGAGAGTTCTGCCTTTTGCAAGTAAACACTTGAACTCCTCTCAAGTTTATACATCAGACACTGGCATAACTCCAACTAAGTTCACTTTTGATAATCCTGTTAGACTGAGTGCTGATGCTGAATATGCGTTTGTGGTTATTCCCGATGCAAACTCTCCAGACTATCTGATCTATACTTCTAAGGTGGGAGAGACTAGCTTGTCTAAAGGTTCTACTCCATCATCTCAAGCTGTGACTAATGATTGGGGTGACGGTGTATTATTCACATCAACAAACGATAGTGCTTGGAAATCTTATCAAGATGAAGATATCAAGTTCTCTATCAATCGCCACGATTTTGCAACATCAGGCGCTACAGTGGATTTAAGTCCTAATGATGTAGAGTTTATAGACATTATTGATTCTACTCAAATTTTTGAACTTGACGAAATAGCGTTTGTTAAAAAGTCTGAGACATTTACTGCAAGCGTAACCGGCGACAGTTTGAATATAGTAACAATTCAAGGTACACCCGGAATCGCATTAGGCGATTACATACACGTTTCAAATAATGCTGGTACGGAGTTTATAGTTGGTAAGGTACTAAATGTAGACACTTTATCATCAACTAAAGTATTTACACTCGACACAGCCTTTTTTGAAAATTCTTCGAGTGCTATAGTAACGCTATGTACTGCAGGTAAAGTTTCACACTTTAATCCTAACAAGCCAGATAAGTTGTATTTAAGAGAAAGTAGCGCCACAAGCACAAATTACTTAGATGACACCGACACTATTACGATAGGCAATCTTGTAGTCGGAACAACTTACACTATTGTTGATACTGGAGCTCCGTCAACAACCAATGAAGACTGGATAGCTGTTGGTGTAGATGCAAGTAAAATATTTGCTGGAACACAGTTTGTTGCAATAGATGACGGCGAAGCTGGTTCCGGAATAGTTAGACCTAATGATCAGATTATTCAAGGAGCTGACAGCGGAGCCACTGCTAAAATAGTTAAAGTCGCTAACGAAAAAATAAGCTACTTTCAGCCACAAGTTTATATAAGCGATTCTTTGAACACATCATCTTCACTATCATTACTACAAGCTAATGGAGTAGTAGATAAGGCTATAGATAAGAACTCTAATGTGTATACGACAAACAATCTAAGAACGATAATGAGTAAGTCGTATAGAGTTGCTAATGATATAGCTGAAGACTTTAAGATACAGATTGAACTTGATAATAAAGGATTGAGTTCAGTTTCTCCGATAGTTGATGTTGCCACTTCAGAACTGTTTGCATATCAGTATAAAATTGCAGAAAATCAGGCCAATAGTTCTAAGTGGATAACTAAAGAAGTTATTCTAGCAGAAGATATGGAAGCTGTGGGCATGAGAGTTTATCTAGCGGCATATAGACCAGCCGGCACATTTATTGACGTTTATGCAAGATTTGTTTATCCTGAGAATGTTGAAGAGCAAGGTCCATGGCTAAAACTAGATAATAAGAATCTTGATTTATATTCAAACACAAGTAACACAAAAGATTATAGAGAGTTTGAATACGACTTCAATGAAGAAGCAACTTCTGGTGACTATGCTTTACACTCTGAGTATAAGACTTTCCAACTCAAGTTTGTATTGAGACATGGCGGAACAAGTAATACTGCTGAACTAGATACTCCTGAACTAGGAAATATAACTCCTGATATCAACTTGTTCCCACACATATTTGATTATAGGGCGATAGCGTTAACATAATGAGTATTAATGGTGGTCTAGTTAGATCGGGATCGGGAATAATAAACACCGATAGAGAAGCGTATCAGCAGGCGGTTGCTAAACGCAAACAAGATAAATACATACAAGACATGGAAATGAGAATATCCAAACTTGAATCCGCACTTCAATTATTAGAAACTACATTTAAAGAGATAAAGAAATGAGTGTAACAATTAACGGCGTAACAACCACACAGACCTTCTCTAATTGGGTGGACACTACCAACGACCTGGTCGACTTCGCAGACATTGCAATGACTCTTAATGGAGACAATACAGGAAATACCTCGCTTAGTGGTAATTTCTCAGTAGGCATTAATGATCAAATATCTACAAATACACTCTCTTCTGTCAGTGGTGGAAAGATTACAGTGTCCGGTCAACTTGAGACAAGCGATCAAATCTCGATAAACAAAGCTGATACTGCAGGAACACTACAGTTTAAGTTGGGTGGATCAGATACTTGGTCTTTAGAGACTAGTAATAATCACAATTCTCTAATTCTTACAGATGGCACACATCATCTAACTATTGCAGATGACGGAGACATTACCTCAACAGGTAGAATATCAAACGGTATGATGCCCATTAATGTCTCTCTTGAGGGATCTCTTACTGCCACAAATTTAGCAACACTTCCAACAGTTGATATATCTGGAGGAAACATTAAAGGGTTAGTTACTCTAGGAACGGCAACACATCCTATTGGCACTTCTGTACTTACTACTGTGGACATCAACGGCGGTAGTATTGATTCTACTACAATAGGAAGCTCCACTCCTATGCCAGGCACGTTCACCTCTATTACCGGCACGTCTCTAGCTGTCACAGGAGACTCAACCCTGACAGGCGATCTAACAGTTACTGGTACCCTTACTGCTACATCTAGTGTTGCCGCCTCGCTTAATGAAAATGGTATAGCTGCCGTATTACTTAGAGTTTACCCTGTAGGTTCGGTTTACGTCTCAACAGTCAATACAAGCCCAGCAACATTATTTGGCGGTAGTTGGACAAGTATTGGTGGAGGTCGTGTTCTACAAACAGTGAATGGCAATACCCCATCCGCAGGGAGTAATTACAGTGACAATAGTCGCAATATTACTGAAGCCAATTTGCCTTCGCATACTCATAGCTATCAAGTTAAAACGGGACGTAGTTTAAGTAAGAGTACGGGCGGGTCTTCAGGTGGCGTTGTTCAGGGAAGCGATGGGGTTGAAAGATCCCGCACAGGACAAATCACCGGTCCGACTGGAAGTGGCACTGCCTTTAATGTTCAGCAGGCTTCGTACGGTGTTTATATGTGGAAAAGAGATTCGTAAGTACAAAGATATTAACTAAAAGGAAAAAGTAATGCCAGACACATCAAAGAAGATCAGCCAGTTACCCTCTATTACGGATTCGGGCATAAACACGAGCGACTTGTTTGTAATAACAGACGTGTCGGAGTCAACGTCTTCTAAAATAACATTCGA